AATAATCCCGCAGTTACTAAAGTTTTTTGGTCGGGTACGATATCCGTAGACATATTAAAAGGAGTATAAATACGTCCAGAACCTTGTAATTGAGCAGCATTAACTTGACTCGCTACAATTTGTTGAGCTAATTGAATTGCCCTATCTTCGATAATTGCATCTAACGCTGCCGAATCAACTGCAACAGACTCTCCCGTCGATACAGGTCTAGTCGTAGGTTGTTCTGACCCTTGCGCGGTTTGATTAATATTAAGTCCTCTCATAATTTATATTTCTATTTTATTTTATATATTACCAGTTAAATTAGAAGTTCCTATTGCAGTAGCCAAGTTAGTTTTACGTACAGTTAAATTAACAATAACTCTTCCACCTGTTTCATTACCTATAATAGTAATAGTTGTAGATGCATCACTTACTAATTGCTGTTTAGCTACTACTCTAAATTCTAAACCCGTAACTGCAACGCTTTGGTTTGTATCACCATAAAATGAAGGGGTCGTGGGAGTTGCAGAAGTTCTGCCTACCGTACGAGTTGCAGATATAGTAGCTATATCCGAATCTGCAAGTATTGCAGTATATCCATACGTAGTATTTGCCTGATCATAATTTACTGTCTTCGGAGTAATTACAGCCTCTTGTCCAGGAGCAGTTAATATAATAGATGTTTGCGGTACTTGCAATACAGGAATTCTTGCAGTTTTACGTGGCAATGTAATAAGCTTATATTTCATTGCTTGACTTTCGTCAGGTAATGCTTCTACAAGAGGCATATTTTCAATAATAATGCCATAATATGCAGAACCTAAAGGATGAGCAGGATTCCATAAATTATAATCAATTTCATCATCCGCTAAAGCAAATTGAGTAATTCTAAACTGGTCTCTGCCTTTTGCTAAAAGCTCTCTGCCTTTTTTAGTTAATATAGCATCAACTGTAATCGAACTGTTATCTAAATATCCCATTTATTTATACCTTTTTAATAAATATATGAATGATAGGTTTTTTATTAAAATATTAAAATGTTATGAAGTTTCTCCTGGCAGTTCGCCGCCGCCGGTGGGAGCTCCTCCAGTTTGGCTAGAATTGCGAGGAATTGTGCCAGCAGATGTTCCTGTGCGTGCAGTTAATTGCCTTATTGGTAATCCGCTTATATTAGCTCGTGCGGTTGTAATATTATTATTTGAAAATACGATTTGATTTTGATTTACTTTTGAAACTTTAACGACAGGGCCGCCATCTGATGTTTGTGCAGAATCTACATTAATTGCCGTACTGGTTAATTTACTACCTAAATATTTTAAATTTTGTATTTGTTTAGAATTAAATTCAAACCTATCTAAAGTAGAATATGGATAAAAACGATATTCATAATACCATGGATACTCATATGTAGGTTGGGTTGGATATATTACAGTTACATATACTTGAGATGTTATATCGTTAAATGCGGTTTGAATTTCTGCCGCAGTCGGCGTTCCGGCAATAGATACTAATGTATTATTAAATTGATCAAATAAATCATCTGTTAATAGTCCGTTATTATCTACGCCTGGTCCTGATAAAATAAATGCTGCAGCATTACCGTATTTTAATCTTAATAAATTAATAAAAGTATTTGTAGCATTTTTTCTGTTTATAATATCATCATATGTTATTGGATAGGTGACCAATGTGGCACCGCTTCGACGAATTTCAAATTCTCTTATTATCGATCGTTCTGAATTATACGGAATATGTGACATAAATCTTTTTTATATAATTATAATACTTATAATTTTTATACGCCGCCCGCATCTTGACCTGTTTGATTTATGTAATAATATGCGCCGCCATAAGTACCTTGTTGAAGACCGTTTAATGACGCAGATAACGTTAAATATTCTGATACTTGGTCTAATATATCATATCTACTATTAACTATAATCGTTTGAATTGGTGTATATGAACCCGTATCATTAATTACATATCTTCCTACATATCTATTTTGTACATAATGTTTAGATCCCGATGACCATGTAGTCCCTAATTTATCTACATTATAATCATAATCTATTTCTCCTACAGAAGATTTATATTCCCCTGCCATAGTATTATCAGAAATTACATTAATTACTGCAGATTGATTACTTAAATAATTTGCAGTAGCAGTTGGAGCTGGATCTTCAATTGAAGCTTCATGTGTATTATATGTTCCAATTACATCTGGATTTACTACCGTACCATCTAAAATAGCTACATGAGTTAAATTTTGTTCTACAGTAGGTTTTGTAGTTTTAAATCTTTTACGCTCTAAAACATTAGGCTGTACTAAAAATCCTGAAACTACATTTGCCCTGTATGGCATCATATCTTTAATATATCTAAAAATAGACATATCATATATAGACAATGCTCTAAAAAATGCTTCAAAATCATTTTTATTATCGTATTTTATCCAATAATCTTTAGCGAAGTCTTCTAATTCGGGATAATGTTCTGTATATATTGCCCCTGGGTCTCCGATATAATCGTCTATTTCAAAATATCCTAATTGATTAAATATATCTTCATTAATCGAATCTTGAGGAGAAAAATAAATTCCTATTTTATTTGAATCATTAGAAAATTTATCAAAAGAACTTACTTCAACTCGCTTTTTAGGACTTAAAAACCCGGTTAATGAATTAGATTCAATACGTACTTTATTTGTATATAACGAATTTCCTCCTAAAGAAGGAGATGGTGTATAATATGTTTCATCAAACCCATCAAATACTTCATTAATTTGATTTGAACCGGATACGTTGACTAACCATAAACCTCCTCCTAATTGATTATTTGAAAAATTATCAAATTTATATGCATCTAATTTTTGATTAGGATGTGCACTTAATTGATATGTACGCACAAATGAATCAGAAGTTGACGGAGTATCAAAGGATGCAGTTAATACATAAAATCTTTTATTTGTTATAGTATATCGCTGTACTAAACGGTTATACGGCTCTAATGCTTCATTTCCTGTTAATGCATTTCGATTTACATTGTATGTATATGTTTCTGGAGATAATGCATGTTCAAATAATGATTGCGTATTTAAAGATCCACTCCATAAACGAATTTCTTGTATATGCCCTGAAAACGGAGATATATTTATACTATTAATTGATGCTGTTCCTGGGTTGCCCCAGCGCATTGCACCTAATGTATTAGTATTTACATCTGTAAAAAAAGATGTATCAGTTATAAAAATAGACCCCGTATCTACTATTTTACCGTATTTAGCTTTTGTATACTTTAACGTTGTATTAGTACCGTTATCTTCTAAATACATTAAATTAAATCCATTATCAAATACATATGTATTTGACATTGACACGGGTGTCTTACCTGCAATTCGTAAATATACCGTTCCTTCATTATCTGTAGCGCTTTCACGTTTAACTGTCACTGCAATATTAGCGGCAACCGAATCTACAGAAGAACTATTTTCAAAATCTAATGCAGAATGATAGCTAAATACATTATATTCTATTCCTGGAGTATATATAACTTCATCGTCTGTTCTAAATGTAAATTCTAAAGCATTAACGTTTTTAGAAAATCCTTGCCCAGAAACTTTAGCCGGTAATACTTGTAAATAATTTTTGTATCCCGGTGTATTTACTTTATATGCAAATACAAATTTATCATGAACATACTCAGGATAAAAATCTTCTTCTGTAGTAAATGTAGTAGGTCCTCCAAATTCTTTTATAGTTAATAACGTTGAAGGAATTCCAAAACATGATAATAATGCGCGTACAGATCTTGCAGTACCTTTTGTTTTAAGTAAATACGGTAAATTATTTACTAAACGTCTCCAATATTCTTTTGTTACTTGATTATCAGGTAATGAATATATTCCATTTTCTCCGTTTTGAGCTAATGAACCTGAATTATCCGTGCCGAATGCATATTTCCATAATTCCGTAGTTGACCTGCCATTATATAATTGAAATCCTAAAGATTTTGCTACGCTATATAATAAATCATCAGACATTCCATCTTTTGGATGTTCTTCTCGAGAAAATATTTTAGAATAATGTTTAATATATGTCCATACAATATCATAATGGTGCCCTAGCATATCTACAAATAAATTAAATTCTTCATTTGCTTCTGCAACACGAATATGATATGGTACTGTTTTTAATAGTCTATGTACATTACGATTATCAAATATCTGAGCTTGATCAACTAAGTCATTAAAATAATCTTCAGCAACGCTTTGAGATACTCTGTATAATTTTGTAAAATGCGGATATGCATCTAAAGGATTATTAGATGTTTCTAATTTTGGCCAGGGTGCAATACTGTATGATACATGAGTATAAATTTGTTGACTTCCTGATTGATAAAATAAATAATTTTCAAAATTATCAAATGTAGAAACTACTGCATTTCTTTTTGTATATAACGGAGTTAAATTAGTTGATGCAGACCCTGATAAAGAATTAATTCGGTCTGTATAAAATTCAATTAATTCTAACTTATATTTAAAGTTTCTAACGCGTTCTTCCGCGGAACTAAAATGTACAAAATTTTCAAATTCTCCATAATTTACATTTAATGGAATTCCTTGCAAACTGCCAGAAAAATATAAATCTATTATTTTTTGTGACGTTTGTAAATTTGAATCTAATAAATTATTCCAAGACTTATATTCTGTAGGAATACTTTGATATGCATACGCATCTATATTAAAATTAGCAGGGCGTAATTTATTAAATTCGATTTCTGTAGATTTGTCTACTAATATTACATTATCTGCATAAGGAGATCTGTATTCATGACTTACAAATACTTTTGCTTTTTCTCCTATGTTAGTATCTATAGGAGTATATAATTTAAAAATAACTGTTATATATTCTTCATTTCCTACTAAATCAGCTAAAGTTAAATCATTTCCTTTTATATTAATTACACTAGAATCAACTTCTAAAAAATTAGTAATTATAGTACCATACCCATTATCTCTTAAATAAGGAAAAGCTTTTCGTATTTCTTTTCCCGCTAAATTAAATCGTGTACTATCTAAATACTTTGAATATTCATATGCTAAAGGTGCATTCCAATTGAATGACCTGTATATATCATCTTGTATAAGATAAAATTGGTCTGGTGTTTGATTTTCTGTTCCGTAATTTTTCCATGTACGTACTAAAGATCCTTCAGGCCCATTTTTATATGCATAATTACTAATTGCCTGCTCTTCTTGTATGCCTAATAATTTTTGTTCTTCTATATAATTTGTTGGAACAGAGTCTTCTAATATACGCTTAAGATCTATTTTAGGCTCTAATTTAAAATTAACTATTTGATATGTATTATTTTTTCCAAAATTAAGAACTAATGGCGCCGCTAAACCTTTAGTTAAATACTCATATCGTAAATCTATTAATTTTTGTAATTGATCTAAATAATGTTTAGTCATAGTAATACGCACTTCTCGTCGAGAAGGAGATATTTCTTTTACCCAAACATTTTTATCTTCGTAATTTCCTAATACAGTATCGAAAAAATTAACTAATATTTTATATTGCCCTCGATTGATACTTAATTCATTAAGCTGCTGCTTTATATTTAACTGTATATTATATGGAGGCTGTGTACCTGGTGCATAATTTGACCCAATTATTACGGGTATATTATGATTTCCCGTTAAATGATTACCATCTTGAGTATATACATGTAATTCAAAATTATCTCGAGCAGTAACTTCTAAATCTTGTATTTCATACGGCTGAGATATTAATAATTCGCTATCTAAATCTTCGATGCGGTGGGCGTCCACGTTTGACGTAGATTTTATTATGTCGTTACTATTTGAATATTTATCTAACATTAATTTATATCATTAATTTATTATACTACGTAAGTCTGTATAAATTTTATTTCTCTCGATAGGATTATTTGAAGAATTTAACTGTTGATATGTTTTATTAGGGTCAATTATTGATTTAGCATAGTTATATAAATAAACTTTTACTGCTAACGTTGTATTTAAATTTACAAGCTGACCTGCAGATAATCCTGCCCAAGACTGTGGATTTGCATTATATCCGAGCGATTGTATTACAAAATGTTCTTGTTCAAAAGATGTTAATGTATATGTAATATTAAATTTAGTAAATCCTATATCTTTTAAATACCGTCCTACTAATTTCCAATCTTGATATCTCCATTCGGGTATAGTTACTTCCCTAGCTCCATAATATGTTAATTCAATAATATCTGAAGAATTTAAAGTTAATGTCGTTCCGGCAGGTACGGATTGTTTATATATATCATTAATTAAATTATCACTTGGAGCCATAAGGCCTTGAATTAATTTAATTTCATTACCAATTCCTTTATCCCGTATTTGCTGAGTAACGTCTATATTTCTTTCACCTATTACATTTGGCATCGGCTCTGGCTGTAATTCTATACGTATAGTTAATTTATCAGAAAATCCTTCTCCGTTTGTATCGTTAAATAATTTTACCTTTAAGGTAAGTTCTTTAACGGGATTATTTTTATCTACATAAATATTAGAATAACGGTTAACATAATCTAATCCTTTTCGTGGACTATTTTGATTTCCAGATAATGTAGTGCTAGTATCTTTTATCCATACATCAAATTTATCCGGATAATCAGGTCCCCAATCTCCTACGCTTTTATCAAAACCCCATTCTGTATCTGCACGTCCCGACGCTTTAACTGGTAGTGGATATTTCCCTTCGAACCATGGTATTGAATCGTCCCAAACTTCTAATACATTAACTTTACCAGTATCCGTAGTAAATTTTGCACTTAATGATATTTTTAAATCTTTTTGATATCCTAATGTCGTAGTTCGTATTACTATAGGATTTTGGTCCGTAACCCATTGTCCTATTATACGTTCTCCATTTGGTAATACTATAGGCGGAGGTGCAGGGGTCTTTTTATTTTTAACTAAATCTTCTGCTTCAAAATTTGCACCTGATGGTATTCTATCTAAGATATATTGACTAACATCTATCCAATCGATAGCTCCTGTCGTAGCATTAACTTTTCCAAATGCTTTTGCAGCTGCAAATGCAAGATCTGCATTAAACCAAAACCAACGCTTTTTACCATCTTCAATAATATAATAAAATGAAGGCCTGTCCCGATCCCTTAACAATGTACCGTCTGTAAATATACGTCCTTTTGTATCGTCCGGAGGTTGATTTTGTGTCGTATTTATTTGTGATGCATTTATTTGCGATGCATTTAAATCTTGTATTTGCTGATTTACCCCTTGTAAAGAATCTTGTAAATCGCTTAATGATTCCGTAAGCTGTTTAATTTGCTCGTCTTTTTGTGCGATCTGTTGCTGCAGCCCGGGTACTTGATCTAATGTATTTTTTGTTTCAGAAGATTCTTCGTATTCTATCTCAGGATCTAAAAATTCACTAAAATTTATGTCTATGATTTCTTCAAAAGAATTTTTTTTATATTGTATACCAGTTAAATTAATAACTAAACGATAATCACTAATATTTTGTATATTAGAATCTATTAATATTGAACCTGCCGAAGACCTTGGATATATTTTTGCATTAGTAGGTATTATTAAACCTGGATCATACTGACCCGATTCAATTAAACTTTTATCGACAGCTACTTTATTGTTTACTGTTTGCTGTACTTGTTTATTTACTAATGCTCTAGCCATTTATTATAATTAATCAATTACTTTAAATATATATTCATTACCTACATAATATTCGGTAGAATCTGTATACATTACTTTAAATTCAAATCTATACCATCTTTCTGGATAAAACGGTGACGTCCAAAAATCAAAATAACTGCCCGAATTATCTGCACTTATTTTTGTATAATCACTATACGGAATAATTGGTTCTAAGGTATGTGCGTCGACAATTTGATAATAAGACGTGTTAGGCAATACTTTTGTTGTAGCATAAGCATTAGTTTGAGTAAATGTTGGCCTAGGATATTTTGGACGCGTACCTAAATAAATTCGATTTTTAGTATTTTGTTTGTATTCAGATTTTAAATTTGGTATATATACAATAGGATTATCTCTAAAAGTCATTGTAGCTAATGAAGAAGAGTAAGACCCTGTATTCCAAAATATTTGTAATTGAGGAGAATAAACTGTAGTTGTATTATTTGAATAATATGCTAAATTTGTTGTAGGAAAACTAGCTTGTATAAATGAACTTGATTCTAATTTAACTATAAATCCATCATTAGGAATTACGTTATTTATCCAATTTTTAACATGTTGAGTAACGTTTAATTGTAAGTCACCGCCAGATGCTTGAGTAAATGATGCAGTAGCAATTGGAGAAGTATACCAATTACCTCCGCCTTCATTAACGTTATACCAATATTTACCTACTGAGCCTGTATCCCATAATGATGAAGTTAACCCATTAATTGAAGCCCATGTAACTCCATCGCTAATTTCTGACCCATCGTATCTACCCGTTCCATTTAACCAAGAACCTGAAACAGGTAATGCTTCTATAATATATTCAAATGGTACTTCGTACTGTGACGCTACATATAAATTTAAAACAAAAGAAGCGCTGTCTATATTAATATTATTATCAGTTAAAAAAGAAGAAATTTCTGAAGATTTAAATTTTATTAAAATTCTTGACTCAAAATCCTTAGGTACAGAAACGCCTATAGAACCTGTACGTGATTCGTATTTTTGTTTTTGTAATTCTAGTATTTCATCTAAGCCCGTATTTTTATTAGGCATATATTCATATATGGTAGAATCTTTTTCAGGAAAAAATGAATGTATCATATCGTTACCACCCTTCCTACTATATCGGTATCTGGGTTTCTTATTTCAAATATCGAAGGATCTAATGATGGATAAATAATATTATTTTTTGTAGCTTCGGAAATATTATATACATTACCAGAATATCCTTGTAATGTATCATATAAATTAACTATTTTTAAATTTTGTATTGTTTGTACACCTTCAACTCTATCTAATTCTACATAAATTTTAGGAATTATAATAGGTTGTCCGATTTTCCATTTTGTAACGTCAAAAATTTCTTTTAATTTAGCAATACACCTTAATAATACTTCATTAGAATTATATTCAGGTAATGTAATTACATCAAACAATACTCCTATGTTTATTATAAATGCATCTTTTATATTTACTGCATCAGTTAACATTCTATATTGTTTCATGTAATTTTGTAAGTTATGTTTAATTGCAGGATTTAATTGCGTTAATTTTCCTGTATCAGTGTATCCTAACGTATATAAATTAATTGCTAAAGGGTTAGATATTCTATCTTTTGCTATTCCTGAAGTATTAATATTATCATCTTGTATTACAAATGCTTTAGCAATTGCTCCGTATTTAGGTGGCATAGAATATGCTCGAATTAAATAATCGTCTCTAGTAACCGCCCGTTGTTGAGCTGCAAACATTGCCATTGCATTTTGACGAACATCGTCTATTAATTCTGCAGATTGTCCTCCCGACGCAGGTTTAGGATTAATTACTGCTATAGATTTTTTTACCGAATCTACTAAAGCTTTATCTAAATTTTCATCGTCAATATTATATGAAACTTGAATTATTTCGGTTAATGTATTCGCTGCTACATTAGAAGCAATGCCTCCGCCTGTAGCGTATCGAATAGTTAATGTAGTATTTGATGGAGCTAATCCATATGTTTTTGTATATACAAAATTAGACGGGTCTAAAGGAAAATCATATTGTTTTTGTAAACCTAACAAAGCGGTACCAATATTATCTGGGTTTGGTACTAATTCTTCGTCGGATATATCAGATACGCCTGAGCCGAATTGTATTTCTAAATTTCCTGTCGATGTAAATTTAGTAATAAATCTTCTAGAAATTTTATTTATTTTTAATAAATACGGCGCGGTTTCTGCATATACATGTAAATCCGGGTCATTTTCTCGAGAATTAGATATTGATTCTAATATTACGTCTTGAGCTAAATACGGTACTTCTTTCCATGTATTTTCGTCAGAATCTATAATATCTACAACTTCTATAATAGGTTCATTATCTTCTTGAGAGGGTTCTATAATAATTTTATCATATCTTCTACCTTGTCCAAATGTAAATTCTGCGGTTTGTATATTCCCTGCAATTGCTTTAGCCGTTTTCTTTAATAAATAATATTCTGGTTCTTTTGTTATATCATTAATTTGATAAACCGTAACTTCTCTAGGAGAATTATTATTATTTAATGTAAAATTAATAGATTCTAAAGTACGAAATTGTATTTCTGTTTCAGACTGCACAATCATTCCTTCTGGAATAAATACTGCATATCTATAATCCGGGTCTCCATTTCCATCTGCAGGGATAACTATATAAACGTCTAAATCAACCGTTGCTGGTATAGAATTTTTTGTTTGGTATCCTAATGTTTTAGCTATCGATAAAATATTTGCTTTACCCGAAGCTTCGTTTAATAACGATTCTTTAAATTGATAATCAGTATAATATGATAACACATCACCAACGTATGATGCCATTTCCATAATCATCATTCCTGGTGATGCTTCATTAAAATCGTTATACGTATTAGGAAAATACGTTTTCGTAAATTCAATTAAATTTTGCCTAAATTGTGCAAAATCTTTTCCGATATATTTTATTTCTTTTTTCATAGTATTATTCAGCAGCAGTAGAATATAGTATTTCTACTGGAGTAAGAGGACTATTTTCTGAAGTTTTAATTAACATATAAACATATACTCCCTGCTGTAGCCCCGAATTACTAATATATTCGTCTATGTTTAAATCTTCGATTATTATATATGGTAGCCAATATTCTACTGCAGATCGTATTGTCGATTCTATCCTATCATATAAACTATCTGTTAACGGTTCGAATAAATACTTAGGTATATTAGTTCCGAATAAAGGGTGATATAACCGCTCTCCTAAATTAGTTAAAAGTAAATTTTTTAAATCGCTTATAGCTTGTTCATGTGTAGTATATGACAGGTCAAATAAACGTCCATTTAAACTAGTTAACGGCAATTTTATACCGACCGCTACATCGGGTTCCGTATCTATAGGATTTATTTTTTTAATATTAGTCGGCATTATTTATTCTTTTTCTTATCCATTGCTTTCATTAATGAACGATAATCGCGAGTTAATACGCTTTTAATTTCTTCAGGAACTGCATTAGGATTAATACCTTCCGGAGTTGCATCTA